CGGCTGGGGAGGTTTCAAGTTCATGCCTTGCGCTTTCGCGGAGGCGCGTCCCTTGGCGTTCAATCCACCTTTGGGATTCTTTCCCTCTTTCCTCGTCCATGCCGGAGACTTAGCCATAGAACACCGTACAGTTTGCGTTACTGATCGTCGCGTACACGTTGGTCTGGCACAGCACACCCTCGCCCGGAATGACAACGTTGAACGTTTCCCCCTGCGCGATGGTGTATACCGTGAAGACCGTTGTGCTGCCGTCCGCAATCGCCACGCTGCCAGCACTTCCGCCAGGCGTGACAACCATACCCTTCACACGGGCGCGGCCTTCAAACACCACGCCAGTGGAGGTCAGCGTCTTTGGCTTAACGTCTGTTTGCATCATGGTGATGCCTCCTTATTAGACGTTCTGCTGACCAACCAGCGGATCTGCTACGAAGTAAATAATGTAGCCGCCAACAGTACCAGTACCAGCAGCATTGCTCGACGCAGTTACATAAGCCATCGAAGTGGTTGCAGTACCAGTCACAACAGAACCGATAGAAGTCGTGCCAGCCGCTGCACTCAGAGCGAGCGCAAGGGTGCCAGCAGTAGTTCCGCTGGTGTAGCCAGTTGTGCCAAGGTCAATAGTACCTGTGCCTGCGTCGTTAATTGCCACGGAGACAACAGTCGCGCCGGAAGGTAGGATCAGCGCAGGGGCGCCAGCATCAGAAGATACAACAACAGTCGCGCCAGTAGCAGCAGCGTTAGAAATGTAGAACTGCGCAGCCATCAGGCCGGAGCCACAGTAGGCGGTACGCGTTTGATCGCCGCCACCAGAACGCCAAATACTTTGGGTAGTGGAAAGTGCCATTTGAATTTTCCCTCATGCGGTTAGGTACGTCGATCTGCATGAAGTCAGCCGGGACTGTTCGACGCACCGGGTAACCCGGATTGGGAGTTTTATACTAGGATCCGGCAAATAACGCAAGTAAAAAAGGGGCCGAAGCCCCTTTCTTAGCCTTACAAAATAAGGACTTATCAAGCACCTGGGGAACCGTACATACCGAGCGGATCCGACCAGCCGAACGAGTAACGCTCACGAGACTTGTAACGGACGTTCCCTGTATCGAAATCCCCGTCCATTGACTGCTGCAACGGGGTACGCACAAAGTGCTTCATACCGTTAGGCACGTCAGTGGTCAGGAACCATGCGTTTGTGTCGGTCAAGAAGTGGTTGATCGCATAGCCTTCTGGGATCGAACCGTTGTTCTTGATTGCGTTCACGTCGTTGTCGTTGGTGCCAACGCGCAACTCAGTTTCGAGCAAACGAGTTGCAACGAACTGGAGTGCTGGTGGGACGATCAACTTGCGTGGCTTTGCTGCGATCAGCAGGCTACGTTCGTCAGTCCAACCTGCGATCTGAATGACTGCGTTCTCCAACGAAGTTTCGTTGAGGTCAGCTGCCGTTGCAGGTTCGTTGCTGTTGGTGCCACCAGATACCAGCGGGTGAGCGTCCGAGAACAGAGCAACACCATCACCACCCGGATACGAGTTGGAGAAGCCGTTGTTCAGTACAGCAGCAGCTTTTACCTGCTTGGTGTACGCCATAGCACGAGCCAGCGCCTTGGTATAACGAGCCGACAGGCTGTCATACAGGTTATCTTCGATGGCCTCTTCGGTCAGCGAGAAACCCAGAGCGATGGTTTCGTGGTTGTATCGAGCAGTCCAAGCTTCCTGACCGTTGTCGTACGAGATCGCAGAACCTTCGTTCTTGACCGGTGCGGCACTAAAGCCAGACAGTTTGGTTTCTTCTTCGAAGGAACGCTCAGAGGTCTCAGTTTCGTAGATCTCTTTGTGTTCTTCGCCGTAACGAGCATACTCCATGCCGAACAAAGCGTTCAGGCCAGGCAGTAGCTCTTTCAGTAGTTGTGCGCGTGAAATAGCCATGTCTTACTCCTTAAACACCGGTCGGGTTCAAATACGCGTGACCACCGGTGACGGTAACAGTGGTAGTAACCACGTTCGTCGAAGTGTTCAGCGTCGATGCTGCAACCATATAGGGTGCGTTAAATTTGCAAATAAACTCGCAGAAGCTGCCACCAGCGTTGGCCGTATCAGGCACAACGTCGATGATACGAATTGGCAACGATGCAGTAGTAGCTACTGAACCGCCGTTAATTGCAATAGCCGAGTCACCAGTATTGGTCGAGCCGTCGTTTTGAACCAGCGGTGCGTTCGAGCCAACAACGGTCTGTGCGTAGAAAGCCACAACAGTCGTGCCGGAAACAGCAGCCACTTTGAACAGAATATCGGGATCGTCCACAACATAAGCGTAGGCGTCAGTAGCGACGGTGTTAGCCGGCCAGTACTGAGCTTGCAGCTTTTGCTTGGTGGTTGGGTTGGTATAAGTGCAGCCCAAGAAAACGCCAACAGGGGTTGCAGTCGTAGTACCAGTGTCCTTCTCAACAGTACCAGATGACACTAGCTTGACTACATCGCCATAGAAAATGTTCGTGTTGTATTCACTAGCAATTTTCATCAGACGAGTAGAGCCAGCGTACACCTGACCGCCGATCAGGTTCACCGGACGTAGGCCGTAGGGGGCCGATACAGTCGGATATGCCATGTCTTACTCCAAAAAAGTGTTAGCCCATCTTTGAAACCGAAGACTTCGATTCCTTAAAGAGAGGCATCCGAGGGTCATTTTGACGCATCAGATTGTTGTCCACTGCCGAGAGTTGGCCTTCAGCCTGCTTCTGATAGTAAGCATTACGCTGTTCAACAAACTCTATAGGCGTCTTGCAGAGCAACAATCCGCCGACCTCAACGTTGTCTTTGAATCGACTGTTGGGGTCTACCATCAATTGAAACTGGGGTTGCTCTTCCAACTTCACCGGCTCCCAACCCTCGCGCTGCTTGGCGGAGATGTTGCGGGCATCGGCTGTGTTCAAAGTAGAAACCCTAATCCATCTGTACGCAAAACCTGGCTGCTTGTCCGGTTCCGGCAAAAGCTCTGGCGGCCTCCATGCTTGGGGTCGCTGTGCCATGTTTCTCGTTTCAATACTGCGTGGTGTCTTATCAGCCATTTGTGGCCTCCAATTTCTGCATTTCGCGGATGTAAGCCTCTGGGGTAATACCCAATTTCTTGATTGTGTTTACCGTGGACAGCTTCAACTTGACCTTTTTGGAGGCCGTCGTGCGTGTCGCGGGCGCTACAACCGTCGCTGCTTTCTCTGTACGCTGTCTGTTTGGGGACTGCGTTTCCTGCTGCTCTGGAAATGCCTCTGGGAAGCGCCGACGCATAGTGTCATCGACCTTCTGCCAGTATTCATCCGTTGACGGATAACTCTGACCATGTTCCGACACAAGCTTTTGGTGTAAGCCTAATGCCAAACTGGTCATCTCAGGGTCTTTACCGAACCATTGATTGCGCTCTTGCCACGCCATCATCTTCGGATCAGGCCGAGCTACCGGCACTTCTGGCTCGCGTTGTACCTCAGTTTCTTGTTGTTGTAAAGTAGGCACATATTCGTTTGCCCGACGCATTTTGTACTGCGCGTCATTCAACCGTTCTTGAGCATCTACCAACTTGTCAGGATCACCCATGTCATAGGCTTCCTTATAAGAACGCTTGGCCGCATCCAGCTCCAGCTCTGCCGCACTCTTATATGTATTGATGAAGCTTTGCTCGCCTCTCGAAAGCCGGTTTTTGAGAGAATTATTCTCCTCAAGAATTCGCTTGGCATAAGCAATCGCCTCTTGCTGCTCTTTTAGCGCCGCCTCTTTCTCCCGGCGCTCGTCATTCCATACCTTCTTAAGCTGCTTCAGCTTGGTCTTGACGTTGTCGGAATACTCTTCCAACTCGTCCTTTTCCAGCTGCTCAACTACCTCTTTGGGTAAAGGCTGTCGGCCACGATCTACCTCGGGCGTATCGTCCTCAATCTCAATCTCAAAATCATCTTCCTGTTGAGCTTCTACCTTCTGCTCTTTCTCATCAGGAAACTCAAATTCATCCATCTGCATTTGACCTGCCATTATGTTTCTCCTTATGCCCTAGAAATGCCGCGAGGATCCTGGACTACGGCTTCCACACAGTCATCGTTGATTAGGCGGAACTCGGTGCCATGAATCTTTAGCCGGGTTCCAGTGTTAGGACGGGCGAGAATAAAATCCCCTTCCTTGCACCACGGTCCATTTGGGAACCGCTTCTCATCTTTGTAGCAATCTGGCCCCATCTTTACGACAAAGAACACGGTGGCCAAGACTTGTTCATAGTGGAGTGTTGTGTCCGCTTTGATAAGTCCGCTTTCAAACTTTTCTTCCTTCTCTGGCAGCGTTACCAGAATGTGGTAACCCGTCGGTTCTGGAAGTTGCTTCGCCTTTTCATCTGCTGTTTGAGGCAGAGTGGATACTTCACCGCTTTCTGTAGCGATGGCTAGTTCAGTCATCTGAAAACTCCATTTGTTTTGCTAAATCAAGAATGTAACCCTCGGCCATAGACAAACCTCGGATTTCCCCGCAGAGCTTTTGGTACTCTGCATAGTCCTTGGCCGCGCTTGTGGATACGGCCTCAACTATCTGGTGTCGCTTCTGCCGCACTTGCTCCAGCAGTATTTCCAGCGTTTTTTCCATACATTACTCCCTGCCTTTTGTCGGCCTTGGTAACTGTGGACGATCTATTGCTGCTGCTTCTTTAGCTATTTGCGAGCCAAGTCTGACCCCCTCTAGCTCCATCTTTGCCTCAAGATCTGCCTTGTCCTTGGCGGCTTTGGCGCCAACCTGCATACCGGCAATCTCTTTCTGAGCCGCAATACGCTCTTCTTCCAAGCGCATACGGTCGGCCTTGTCTGCTGTCTCGACCACAAGTTTTTGCTTCTTGAGTTCGAGTTCTTCCATCTTGATTTGCAGTTCCTGCTGCTGCATCTGGACAATCGGATCCTGCGCTGCTGCTTGAGCTTGCTGCTGTTGAGCTTCTGCCTGACCCTTTTGCAACAACTTGCCTGCCGCAGCCGCCATCATGCGAGACACCTCAACCTCCATCTCCGGCGCCAGCTCTTTGTCCATCTCTGGTAACGGAACGCCCAGCATCTCTTCAATCTGCTTGCGATATTCAAACGCCGTATGTTCAGCTATGTGCGCCATCATCGCCGCCTGCATAGCCTGCGCCTGCGGGTTCTGGCCGATCGCCTGCATAATCTTCGGATCCTGCATGGCCGACGTGTGTACCTGAATATGCGCCTGATGGTCCTGATAAACGAACGCCTTGACCGGCTTCATATTGATGATGGCCATGTTTTCTGACACAGGATCCTTCGGCTTCTGATCCTCTGCCGACGGCACCAGCTTGCCAATGTTCTTAATGCCTAGAACATCCAGCATCTGACGGTTCAACTCCACCATGTCATAGATCTGTGGGTTGGCTTGCGCCATTTGCATCACCGCCTGGTACTGCACAACCTTCTGCGCCATCGTGGCCGAGTTAGGATCGGACACCGGGATCACATCCACCTGATCGTAGTCAGACTGCTTCGCCCGGCGCGTACCTTCTACCGGTTCGTAGCTGTACTCTTCAGGGGTGTAGTCGCGGATGATCTCTTTCAGCAGCTTTAATTCCTGCTTCATCGCGTAGTGCATACGCGCCTGCACCGCAGACATGACTTTCAGGGTGCGCTCGAGGATAGCTAGCGTCGTTCCAACCGGTGAGTTGGAAGACATGTCCGCCACTTTCAGATCAGCCGCCGAGGCAAAACGTCTACCTTCCTCAACGATCTGATTCATCAGGGTCAAGAGAACTTGACTTGGCTCCTTATAGGGAAGAGGCAAGATATTGTCTCGAATCGTTCCTGCCGCAACGTCCACATCTCGAAACTCTCCCGGTGCAATCGGGGTATCATCGCCTTTGACTCGCATCCCTTTGGTCTTAAGTCCGCCAGGTAGGTTGGATAACGTACCGGCGTCCACGAGCTGACGAATGATGCTAGTGCCAGACTTAGCGAAAGCCCCAATAAGATGTATGAGGCCAAACGCATAGAATCCAAACCCCGGTATGTAGGGATAGTGGACAAAGTGGCTTCGTTTCTGCTTCGTCTCATCCTCAGGATGCCAGTTACGCCGTATAGCCAGTACCTCTTGCGAAGTCCTTTCCATAGTAACGATATACGGTAGGCCAATCCCCGTTTCTTCTCCACCATCGTCTTTGTCCTCATAGCCAGGCAGGTCTAAATACACCTGCATTTCCAGAAGCTTGTACCGATCGTCCGTCGTAGCCCGAAAACCCATCTTCTCGGCTATCTTTTTCTCTATATCGTCCAGCACATTCTCTGGCTCTGGAAGATCAATATCCCGATAAAACCCACCCACCATCAACTTTCGCAGGTCATTCTTGGTCTTTCTCATGACATGCGTTACACGCGGCGCTGTTTCCAGGTTACTCGCCCCGTATGGCACCACCACATCCTCAGCCGGTACATATATAGATACCTGCCGGTCCACCGCCGGGTCAAAGTACACCTTTTTGAACCCGTTACCCGACAAACCCAAGCCCCACAACATGCGCTCATGTTCAGGCCGGTACTCGACCATCACCTCAGTGAGCTGATAGTTCATATCATCCCG